GTCATGCCGTCCTCGTCCTGGAACGGCTGCACAACCTGTTTCGGCTGCGCAGGAGCCGCGATCTGCGGTTTTGCATCCGGCATCTCAAACAACAGGCCCATGCTCTGCAAGTAGCTGTTGGCAACGGCGTTTTTGATCTCCGGCGCATCCAGATTCGGAACGATGCGGGCCACGATAAACGGCTTTTTCAGGTCGTCCAGATTGTAGGTTCCGGCAAGGCCCAGCGCCGCGCGAATTGCGCGCATGAACGCCTTACTTTCTGCCATTGCCGTTCGGTGCGGCAAGAACCGCTTGTACTGCGCGTCCGTCATGCTCTGGGATGTCAGAACGCAGTCGATCTCCTTAGTGGCCGACATGATGCGAAAACCGCCGGATGGTTCCGGCACTCTGATCGTGACCGTCACAGCCACGTCGTAGGTGTGCGGGCAGGTTCCGCACACGGCGGGCTTGCCCGTGACCCGCGCCATCTCAATGCAGCGCTGGCAGCCCTCGGTGCGGCCCGGCGTGGTGGAGATAATGGAGATGTTGGCAGCGGCGGCCAGCTTCATGCCGGCCACCTTGGTGATCGCGTAGGCGTTGCTGGACTTCTCGAAATAGATGTCCTTGCTGGGGCCTTTGTTATCGTAGTTCTGTCGTGTGTCCAGCTGGACTTCCGAAACCGTGATCTTTTGCAGGTTGCTTTCTGCCTGCAAGGTGGTCACGGGAACCAACACGTTGTACCTGTCGGCGGGGTACTTGTTCAACTGATAGATCATTTAGGGATTCCTCCTTGACAAATCACCCGCCATGCTGTAAGATGTGGGTGTAGTAGTTGAGCGCTTACTGCATTGCCGTTCCTCGTTGCAACCGAGGGGCGGCTCTTTTTTTGTGTCCGTTGCCGTGCCTGTGACGATCAGTTCTTGAATGCTGGATTCCAGATCGCGCAGGAACGACAGTGCTGATTCAAAATCTTGTCGTTCCGTGTCGTCGATTACGCCGTCAAAAGCGATTTCTTCCAGACGGCTTGCCACATCCTGCGCATCGTGAATCAGACGGCGCACACGAAGCGTAGCGAACGGCAGCGGCCTATCAACCAGCTTTTTGCCCATGCGCTGGCCCACCGGGCAGGTTGCACAATAGCGGGCCATGATGCCCGGCTCGTTATAGCAGTCCGCGTAGACCACTGCGTCCTCCGGCTCCATCTCGATGTCCCCACGCTCGTGCCGCCCGATAGTTTCGGGCGAATACGGGACGACCATTGCTGCCGTGCCGCGGTTGACATATCCGGCCCTGATTCTTGCCTCCCGTAGATATTCGGGAGGCTTTTTTGTGATAACCATTGACACGCAAAATCACTCCTTTTCGGGATATAATGATGATGCTGAACGGGTCAGCCCTCGTACTCGCCGCGATCCGCGTTCAGCGCCCCTTGGTAGTAGCAGCGCCAGCCCATGCGAACGAACGTATCGAACGTCAGACCCTTGCTGTTGCTGCTCTTGGGTTCGCCCACCATGAAGCCCTTAAAGCCTCTGCTCCGCAGCTCGATGGGAAGCGACAACGGCGGCAGAACGTCCAGCATTTCATCGTAGACCTCCCGGCTGACCTCCTGACCCGGGAAAGCATTGAATGAACCATCCTTGTGCCACTGCTCTTTGGTGTAAACGCCCTCCGGGTAGCCGCCCTGCGCCCGCAGCTTGTACAGCTCGAAAGCGTCAAGCGCCTCCTGCCTGTCCTTGGTGTGCATCACCTCGTACTCGATGCGCCCATCCGGCGACATGGCGATTGCCTCGTAATAACCCTCGGTGTTCATCAGGTCGGCTACGTCGATCACCACTTTCTGCTTGTTGTAGGCGTAGGTGGTTTCCAGTCTTGCGATGCTACTCATTCTGCTGCCTCCTGTTCATCCAGCTTATTCATCACGCGGCGGGCCGCCATCTTACCTGCCGGGGTGAGCTGCCGCTGCCATGCACCGTACCGCGGCGACCAGCGGAATCCCTCGCTTTTCAGCAAGGTGCGGGTTTCGTCGTCCGGCTTGTCGGGGAAGATCAACTGCACCCGCATAGCCTCTGCATTTTCCTTGTAGGTGTACCCCTGATGCTCTACCTGCATGGTCTTGACCGTCTCCAAATGCTCGATGCGTGTGCGTAGCCGCTTGATCGCTGCATTGTTGTTGGTCAGGTGATAGTACGGGTACGGTGCATGGATGCGGACGCCGCGCTCCCACAGTTCCTCGATCTCCTTGCGCTCCTCCGGCAGCAGATTGCCTGCCAGCGGAGCAGACATGGTGATCCGCCACAGCTTGCCGTCTGCCCGCACCGTGCGGTGCAGCACGCAGCTTACCCGCCCGTTGCACAGGG